CACCTACTACATCGCCTACTGGTCCTAAAATATCTAATGTTAAGTCTTTCTTATAGAAATCAGAATATCCATCACGACCAGTTACTGATTCGTGTGCTAAACGAGCCCATTCCATCACTGTTTGAGCACCTGATGGAGTTACTGGATCATATAATTCTAAAGTCATGTCGTTCCATCTAACTTTACCTTTTACTTTACGGTAAACGTTGATGTGATCTAAAATAATCTCACCAGCTTCGAATCCAGGTGCAGTTGCTTTTTTAATCAAGTATGATGGGATACCATCAATGTACATGATAAAGCGATTCTGAACTTTCGGTTCAAATGCTGTGAACATTATTTCGTTAGCGTCTAATACTGCCATTTTATGTTGTGTTTAATTGCTATTAATAAATATTAAGCAACTACATCCCTTATGCAGGGAATGTAGCGCCAGTAGGTAATACGTTGAAGTTTAATATAATAAATTCAGCTGTCTTAGTTGGTTGGATATAAATCTGACCTACTAATTGGTTTCTATCGATTACATCAGCTGTGTTGTTTGTATCATCCATTACAACTTTGTAAGCATATAAACCTTGTCTTTGTACTACTGATTCCATGTATGGATTAACTTGAGCTAAGAATCTGTTACGAGTAACGTTTGTATTTTGTTCGAATACTAAGTTATTAGCTACTTGACCAATAAATCCTTTTAATGAGATCAATAAACGACGAACGTTTACGCGATCTAAAGCTGTTGCTTTACGTTGTAATGTCTTTTGACCAAATACTACAACACCTTCACCAGGGAATGTAGCTAATGGGTTAACATTTGATTGATATAAACTATCACGATCATTTTGAGATAATTTTCTTTCAGCTCTTAATACTGATGGAACACCACCGCGGTTTAAACCTGCTGGAGCAAACCATTCAGCACCAACTTGATCGTTGAATGCTAAAACACCACCCATAATAGTTGATGCTGTAGCCCATACATTTTTACCTAATGCTGTAGAATATAATTGAATCCAAGGCCAGTAAGTAGCAGCATAGTTGCTAGATTGACCAGCAGCAGCATTTGTAGCAGCTGTTACTGTTTGACCATATAATATTGTATCTACTATTGCAATAGCATCACCTCTGTCTTCACAAGTAGAAATCATAGTTGATACTGCACTGTTACCTAAAGTAACACCTGGAGCTAATAATACATTGAATTGATATTCGTCTTTATTATTTAATAAAGTGAAAGCAGCAGCATAATCAGCTGGAGCAAATCCTTGTACGTTTGTAGTTGTAATTGCTTCATTCATTAATTGAGTAGCTGATGTTGCAGCTAAACCACCACTAAATGAACCACCAAATGAACCACTTCCTAATACTGGTAAACCAGCTAGGTAAGAGCCTGATTTGTAATTACCATTATTATCGATTGAATCGATTTGTGGAGTTGTTACTGATTTAACACGAATGTATTGAGAAGCATTAGTATAAGAACCAGTAAAGTTAATAACTGGAGTGCCATCGCTATCTAAAGCGTATACTGGTTTAATATCACCAATTACACGAGAGATATAGTTAGATTGAGCTGGGTCTAATGATAAGTTAGGGAATGTTTCTAAATAGTTAGTTAGATTGTTTGTATCGTTACCGGCACGAACAGCAATACTAAATGTACCACTACCAGTGTTTACATTTGTAATTTCATAACGAACGTTAGTTGCGCTACCACTACTTAATGAACCATTTGTACCGATACTTGAAGTATTATTCATTACATCACCCCAAGATAATGTTTCGATTGCGAATGAACTACCTGTTAAGTTGTAATTACCAACATTTGCACTAGAATAAGTGCTCATGCTTGTACTACCACTAGAAATAACTCTAGTAACTAATAATGTTTGACCACCATTGTTAAAATAGTCTTTTGCTGCTAATGAAGTAAGATATTCGTAGTAGTAACTACCACTTTTAAATGTTTCTCCGAATTTTGACACAAACTCAGTATAAGAAGTAACATAGGTAGGAACGAATGGTTGACCTAACACTGTAGGACCAACGATTGCGGTTGCAGTACCTTGGATACCTCTTTGAACTAACGATTGGTCAGACTCATTTTGGAATACACCAGGAGATAAAATTTTTTCTGCCATTTTTATAATTGTTTTTGAAAATTTAATAGGATTGACCTAATAATAAATATCAAAAAACAACTATAAACCGCAGGAAATATTATTGATTAGCTGTGATTTCTCCATTTTCAGGATTTATCGCACCTTCACCATATTTTACTTGAAGATCTTTGGTGATTTCTAATTCTTTCTGTTCAATTGTTTTAAGATCAGATACTAAACCTTTTTTAGCTTCAACTAATT